GGCGTGATGGTAATCTGGGCGTGAGGCTCTGAAAAGGAGCTGGGTTTCAAGCAGGCACGATTTGCAGGCGCGCTTGTACGAATAGAAGTTGTCAGTCGGCTGTTCCTCGCCGCATTTGCGACAAGTCTTAGTTTCCAAGGGCACGCTCCCTGTGGATAACTATACACTAAAGTTTAGGGAAAAGCAAAAAACGGGGTGGCGGCGTTCCAAACGAAGAAGGAGCATTACCTCGTTAAGTCGCTATTATCGGCCTAGCCGCGCGCACCCCAGTCTGCCCATTGATGTCCGGCAGGAGAGGGAGAGAGAAACCTGCCGGACAACAACTATTTATATATTTACAAATAAAATGTCAAACGACGCCGCGTATATTTCGACGCAAAGCCCCCGTCTTGTTGGCCATCGAATATCCGTGCATTATAGTTGACAGGTCGGTGGCCAGACACAGGCAGAGAGCGTCCGCCTTATCCGGCGATGGAAGGCCCCGCTTCTTCATACTCTCCTTACTCTCGACTTGCATCTTGCCCGACGACGTGAAGGTATAGCGCGGTGACGCCAACTCGGCGAACAACTGCTCATCCTTCGGTATCTTCACATCGCGGTTCGCTAACCACGCTTTACATTTGAACCACAATTCGGCGCGTAGGTTGGCGTAAGTTCCTTTCAGCGCCGGGCTTTCGGCGACGTTGATCCCACGCGCTGGCAGGCCCAGTTCGCGCAAGCGGTCGAGCACGCCCGCTCCCAACCCGATACTATCAACTAATATCTCAACAGGTTGTTCCGAAGGTGGCAGCGCCTCATACTCGGCCACGACTGCGCCCGTAAGCTGCATCAAGTCCAGACCTTTCCAAGTCTGTATCTCTTCAACAACCGGGCCGCGCCGTTTGGCCAACGCGGAAGCGTCCGACCCCATACGCGCAACGTCGAGACCCCACACACTTTTCGTCTGCTTGGCGATCTTGATCTCGCGGTTCATGGCTCCATCAATCAACTCAACAGGGATAACCGTATCTTCTTCGCGTGGCGGGAAGTTGCCCAGAACGCGGACATGGTAAGCTGGACTGTCCTCGCCATAACGTAATTGCATTTCTTTGACGAAAGCCTCTGATACGCGAGGGCTATCGACGCAACTAACGTGAAAGGTTTTCCACTCTCCTTTAAGGCGATTATGCGTATCGTAGAACAATCCACTATTCCGGGTAGGGTTCCCAAGAAGTAGCGTGGTCGCGTTATGTCCCGACATAGAACCGGACGCGGCCTCGTACACACTCTCTGGAATACCAGAGGCTTCGTCGGCGACAAGCAATACGTTGTCGGCGTGGATACCCTGCAACGCTTCTGGCGTTTCAGCGCGGCTCGTTCTGGCGGAGATAAATGCTTCACTGGCTGCGGCCTTCAATTCAATGCGGTCGGCTTTTACTTCGATCAAGGTTTTAAGAACTTCTGGTAGTTCATTCACCCATCGCTTCAGTTCCGCGAACATCGCGTCGAACAACTGTGCGGATGTCGGCGCAGTCACGACCACCTTCACGGGATACCGCGTCAGGAAGTAATGCAGCATGGCCCAGCTTGCGGCTGTCGATTTGCCCACACCGTGGCCTGAGCGAACAGAGATACGACGGTTCCCGGCGCTGATCGCTTTAAGGAACTCGATCTGCCAAGGGTCTGGCTTCGTTCTTAGAATATCGCGCACGAACCCGACGGGATCGTCCTTATATTTCTTCAGGAACACCAGAAAGAAGTTCGGCGATTGTTGGCTGCTCGTCGATAGCAGTTCGGCCGCCTCTTTAGCGGCGCGTTCTGGACTGGTTCTTGGCTTAGACATTAGCGTCTCCCTTCAATATACGGTAAACGGTTTGATGGCTGACTTCAATACCATGCTTCTTAGCTATGATCTTGGTAATGTCACGGGAACTATAGCCCTTCAACTTGGCGACCTTCATCGTCATAATGCTATCCTGCTGCTCGGTATCGACAACCAGCCGCGCCTTGCGGCCTGTGCCAACCTTCTTATATCCATAGGGAACCTTGCCGCCACAGAAACCGCCAGCGTCCTTCTTGGCGCGCTTGCCAGCGATGACGCGCTCCTTAATCCGCCGACGCTCTTCACCACTAAACACGGCCATGATCTCAAGCATGAAGCGGCCGTTCGGGTTGGCCCGATCCATCACATTACCATATCCGTTGATGATCAAATTGATACCGAGGTCTTCCCAGTCCCCAATCACGTTCAATGCATCACGGGCATCGCGGAACATTCGATCTAATTTGGATACGATGACTGTGTCGTTTTGGCGTAGGAACGCCAGCTTGCAGCCTTCTTCCCGGCGGAATAGTGGGATCGCCCCGGACACGCCCTTCTCTTCATAAATATGGTCGAGTTCCAGATTGTGTGTGAGCGCGATGCCTTGAATTTGGCGTGCCTGATCGTCCAGACTGGTGTTCTCCACCTGATCCTCAGTCGAGACCCGCGTGTAACCGTAAACTGCCATGACGTAAAACTCCCGTTTTTTGTTTGTGCAGCACTGTTACAGGATACTGTTACATATTTGCAAGAAAATAATTGGTAAAATTTTTTTTGGAATTGGTAGATTTTTAGGGATACCGGGGGGTGGGGTCAGCCAAATCGATCTGCGTCAAGTTGTACACGCACGCGCCCCCCGTGTGCGCGCCCCCCGGGGGGTGTGTGCGCGTGCCCGCGCGCGAGCGCACACGTCAAAAACCACGGTTTTCTGCGGTTTTTTGGGTGTAACAGTGCTCTAGTGACGGAACAAATGGCGCAGAGGCACGCTAGACGCGGCTATGCGTCGGCGTGCCGAGAAGCCTCTAAAGCGGAACCGATAGCCGCACCAGATTGATTGCATATTGAACCAAAGCGGAACCGATAGCCTATTGCAAAGCGGAACGCATAGCCGCATTAGGCATTCAGGCAATCAAGCCGAAAGGGATTGAGACCATGATTTTTGATCTTTCACCATATCTACCATTGCCGGCATTCGTCATCCTATGGGCAATCGGCATGTTGGCGCTTGTCGCATTCTTTGACCGTAACGATAAAGAGGGGAAGTAAAGTGAACGCATGGCTACATTTTGGCTTCAATGATGAGCCACGGTTGACCGTCAATGTCCCGGTCAAAGAGCGGCCGCTACGGCATCACGAGCTAGGCTTGTCGTTCACGGCAACAGGCTATGGCGCAAAGATACCGACGGTATACCTTGTGCAATGGGAAGGGCGTTGGCGGCGTGTTTACGCCGCTTGCTATGGCAACGCCGCTTCAACCTATATCGGCAAGCCCGGTCAATGGCTGGCGACTGTGGACGTGGAAAGGTAGAGAGATGAGACTAGCTAACCTTGCGGCCTTTGAACGTTACGCCGCTAACCTTGAACGCCACCGTATCCCATTTGACGATAGAGTGGCGCGGCTTGACGTGGCGGTAGACCATTCGGTCATGTTTTTATCACCGCGCGAAAGTAACCGTTGCGTTGCTTTTGTCGCTAACTACGCAACTAAAGGGGAAAGCAAATGACAGACACACAAAAGCAATTACGCGTCCAATGCGAAACAATTGCAAAGCAAATCCAAACGGGCGAGTTTGACCGCTATTGCGAATTTTGCGGCCATGACGCATTCGACATTGACGACGACACCGGGCAAGAAACTTGCGCCAAATGCAAAGAGGAAGCACAACCGCAAAGCGCGATGGACTACCTAAACGACGTGCTAGACATTCAATACATTGTGAGTGGAAAGCGCGAATACCTAGGCGCGCGCGTGCTTGTCGCGTTTGGCGGGCCTAACATTTGGATTGATACGCAAAAGCAAATTGTCGAAGGCCGTTGGTGGGGAGATAGCGCCAATGTTTCCTATTCAACCGACGGGATGGACCTTGACGGGGCTTTGGCCGAATTATGGGGGTGCTATTAATGGATAAAGAGCAATTCAAAGCCGCGCGCGTAAAGCTTGGCTTGACGCAAGAGCAAATGGCGGAAGCCTTAGGCCTCAATTCCAGCCGAATGATTAGGCAATATGAAAGCGGCCGCGTGCCGATTAGAGAAACGATAGAAAAGCTTGTGCAATTGCTTTTGCGATAGACGATAACAGATAGAACAACCGGGCGGCCATTGTGCCGCCCTTTTTTTATGCCCGGCCATGATAGCCTTTAGGCCCGGCCGTTGCGCGCCTAGCGTTGCCCAATAGAGCGGGTCATTTAAAAGCCCGTAGAGGGCAGAGACAATGCGGGCGGCTATATTATACCCAAATGATGCAAATCGCGCTCTAGAGGCCTTTAAAACGGCTTTTAAGGGCATGCCTGCTATTTATTGGCCATTTGCGGTTCTCGCTTTCGCAATCCATCCTATTTGGTTGTCAATTCCGTTCACCCTTAGCGGCATGGCTCGGCTTGTGCGCCTAGGCATTAGAACCGCGCGCCTATGCGTGCGGGCGTGCGTGCGCATGGCGCGGGCGCGCACGCGCATGTAGACGCGGGCGCGCGTAGCGGGTATTTTGAAAAAACTGGTAATCAAACTAATTTGGTCAGAAATAGTTTCAAACGGTTTTTCAAAATTCTTTTTATAGGCGGACATCATGGCTGGACATATTAAGCGTCGCACTATCGCATCTAATCTAGATAAGGTTGGTGAGAGCACGCTGCTGGAGAAGATCGCATCAGGAATGACGATGGCTGGCTTGGCGCGGGAACTGCGCATCAGCAATCTTTCTCTTTATCATTGGATTAGAAAAGATGCCGACCGTGAAGAGCGGTTCAAGCAGGCCCGCTCGTTGGCGGCGGAGACATGGGCAGATGAATGCCTCGACATTGCAGACGCGGCCGACCATGTGTCGGCGAACGCTGATCGCCTCAAGATCGAGACACGCAAATGGCTGGCGGGTGTGACAGCACCTGAGAAGTTCCAAGCCAAGCCGACCGCAGCGGTACAAGTCAACGTGAACCAACTTCATCTTGACGCACTGCGCCAGCTAAACTTGGCGTCGTCAAACCATGACGGGTCAAACCATGACGATCCTCATGAGCAGATCGAGGAACAACCCATCATCGAGATCAAGCAAGTCGGCTCTCATAACCTCGATGCGGACGACTTGCCCGATCCGTATGACGACTAAAAATTACAAAACGACGGAAAACTGCCATCCGGGACACTTTCGCAAAATCCGGGACACTTTCGGGACACTTCCGGGACACTTTTTTTCCAGCTTTTCTGCGGGCCGGGACACATGGGACACTTTTGTCGGCGCATTGTTCACCACAAGTAAGTAACAGTGATATACGGCATGTTCAACACTGTTACTGTCGTAAGGGCCAATTAACCTAGAAATAAGTGTCCCATGTGTCCCCACCCGCAGAAGTCCTCACTTTTATGTGTCCCCAAAGTGTCCCCAAAGTGTCCCCAACCCCTTCAAAAGTGTCCCCAAATCTATCTAGGCCAAAAAAAGGGGGACCGAAGTCCCCTCAATATGGTTCTTTATTTAATGCCATTATGAGGCGATTTAGATACCATCGGGCCTTCTCCAAGTCCTCGACGGGCTTCGCCTTCTTCTCATAGCGCCACATATATTTCATGATGTTGCCCTTGAGGTAGCCCTCATATGCCTCCGGAGCCATCGACGCTTCGATAGCGTCGATAGCTTCGATGCCACCGCTGTTATAGTGCGAAGGGCTATTGACCGGATCGCCGCCCGATGACACCTCCTCATTCAGCGCATCCCTTACGTCCTTATATCGCTGGTATGCTTCACCATACATCGCATCACATCCTTTCTCGCCGGGTTTACTCACGGCTTTATTCGCAGTCTCAATTCATAAACAGTGCCGGGTCTAGTCCCTTCCGGCACGGCAATGTCGATTGTGGTCGGAAAGTCCAGCCAATGCCCGCCATCAGGGAGCCGAACCAGCCGCGCCATAGTTGACTTCCCGGCCGCTGGCCCATCGCCATAATCAACCGTCGTTACGCTTGTGCATCTATATTCCGTCATCTTCTAAATCCCCCGGTTTGATCTCAATCTGAAAGCCGAAAAATTCCTCGACTTGGTTGTCCATCATGGCATTAATAACCATGTGATCTTCATCGCCAATGAGAAGCTCAAGACCACGGAACACACGCTTCGTTCGTGTCGCCCGATCTTTTGTGTAGTCATAGCCATGCGTCTTCATTTCTGCGGTAAACTTACGCTGCGACCAATCACGCCCCTTGGCTTCATTGTTATCCTTGCACCAATCGCGGAAGTCGCTGAACGCCTCATTGGTTCCCATTTCATTGTCAGGGCCAGCAACGCAACGCTCCGTGATCCAGCGGGCCAAGGCGTCCTCTCCCGCGAGATATTCCTCGGTAGCTTGGATAACGATGGCTGGCGGGTTCAGGCCCTCTGCCAGCCACATCTTCGCGCCCTCGATGACCCACGCCAAGATGGCCGGGTATTCCTCTTTCAGCTTATCCGGCAAGTCCACGTCCTTACGGGCAGGCTTCGTCTCGAAGGGAATGAGGTGCATACGACGCCGCATGGCGTCATCGACGTTAGTAATCTCAGGCTTCGTATTGCCCGCAATGACCAACGTGAACTGCGGCTGAAACTCAAACAAGTCCTGCCGCATGAACCGTGCGCTGATCTTGTCGCCGCCTGTGAGGCTCTTGACCTTGGCTTCATCCCACTTGCGCGACGGATCAATTTCCTGCGCGTGAACGAGACGAGCACCCATCAACGACGCCAATTCTGTGGGATGCCGCTGCGACGACGACGCCAAGAAAACGTCCGCACTAGCCACGGTGGCATAATCGCCAAGGATATTGCCTATGGCTCCAAGGAACGTCCCTTTGCCATTGCCGCCGGACCCGTGGGCGAAGGCAAGGACATGCTCTTTAGTAGACCCCGTAGCCGAATAGCCAGCCAACCTTTGAAGATAGCCAATCAGCGCCGTATCACCGTTGCACGCCTCATTGAGAAACGCTTGCCATTGCGGTGCTGGTTTGCTGAAGTCCGCCTCGACCGACGTGCATTTTGTGCACATGCGAGAACGATCATGCTGGTGCAGAACGCCCGTCTTCAGGTCGACCATCCCCGATCTGGTGTTGAGGATATAAATGTCCGCGTCTAGCTGCTCAGTCGTGGCTTGCATTGTGGGTTCCACCGCTGCCAGCTTGGCCACGTTTGCGATCACATTATACGACGCCACACGCTGCGCGATCCGCTCAGCCTTTTGTGGGCTGTCGATGTTCTGCAACGCCTCAGACGACGCTTGCGCGCAAACCTTACGGACGATGGACAGATGCTTGTTGGCCACATCCTTGGCCCACTTGTTGCCATCCCATGCAACCCAGCCCATGCCGCCCACAACGTATCGAATATCCGAAACGTGTAGCCGAGCAACGCGCTGCGCCAAGGCAATGTCGCTATACTCAATCGGCGTTTCCCCGGCCGAGGCAACAACACCAAAGTCATCGTCGCTGAAGTCCGTCACATCGAACTCATCGACCTCGCGCTTCAAGCCGAACGGTGCTGCTTTGTCCGCCAGCCAATCCCAGCCCAGTTCATAGGGCGGGTGCATACGGCCGAAGTCCGCTTCGATGGTATCGAGCGAGTTAACCCCGTCTTCCCAACGCTCGGCCCAGCCTGCGAAAATCTCGAACGCATCCGCCTCATGGTCTGGGC